GGCGGTACAAGTCTGTGCTGACGAAGCGACCTTGGGGATCAAACTCAACCCCCGCAGTACTTGCGGTAACAATTACGAGAGATTACCTCTCGCCCCGATTAATCCTTCAGTCAGACTCTTCTGCAAGAGTCCTCGTGAAACGGTACTCCCCCTTGTCCCTTTTGAGGGGCTCACCTCCCAAACCTATGGGTTGTGAGTAGAGATCGGGCACTTCTGCCCTGCTTACGAGATGTTTATTTCTCATAAGCCAATAGGCATACCACACATAAGGGCGTTCTTCCAGGTTCCTCCGCCTACGTCTTCGTTTGAAGACTAAGCGGTAGTACACTGGTACTGATTTCTCAAACCTTACGGTCTGATAATCAAGCCCTAACATGTAGTATGGAGGAATATGATGCCTTATACCTGCGTGGTCAACTTCCCACGAAGGCACTAGACAAATTTTCCTCTTCCTATTATTGATCTCGCGCAAGATGAAGCTTACAGTTAACGGTATTTCTTCAATAGACCAACGATCAAGTAGACCGTTAATCATCTTGTGACACCACGCGATGTAAGAATTGCGTGGTACCTTACCGTGTTCCTGCAGGTCACACTCAGGCATGTACGGTCTCACATCAAGACCACCCTTGTAGTCACCACCGCACGATTCTCGAAAGAACGTGTAAGATGGATGCTCCTTGTCAGGCGAATCATAAAAACTCTTCTCAGAGTTAATGACGAAACCCAACTCGGATAATACTACAATCAATGGTTTGACGATGCGTGTGGGGACAATTATGTCATCCCCATACACCGATACCTTACCTCTACATTTGAGTAGAGTACGTGTGGCCTCCGCGAGGCAGTAGAACAGTAACGTTTGGAGCGGAAAGGTGTGTCCGGAACCCATAAGCATGTAACTAGATAGCTTAATGGGAATTTTTCCTAACACAGGCACTTCACAGTGCCGGGTCCTCACCGTATCAAGCGCATGGTGCCATGAAACTGGTACCAAAAGCTCGATATGTCGCCAAGTGAAACTGTCACTTGCCTTACTCATATCAATGGTTGCTAAGTGGCCGGTTTTACTGGCACTTAACGCCCAGCGGCGATGCCGCTCCTGCTGTTTCGCAAGGTTGATATGGGTACCCCTTTCCAGTCTGCGTCGGATATAGTCACCTAATCCCCTCGATAGAAAACCACCGAGGATCGTATCAGGTGCTATTATACGAGCAGCCTTCCAGGACTTCGGGACAGCCGTTGCTTTGATGAGGTGCGTGAGTTTCTTAACTCTACACCGTTTGCGCACCGCTCGAAAGAGGTGCACATCACGAGAAAGCACTTCGTTGAAGGCAGACCACTGCTGTTTCGAACCCGACAAACGTTCTAGACGTGTGTCTAAGTAGGATTCAGATCGTGGTAAACCAACCGCGGCACGCTTTCCAAAAGAGCATGAATCAAACCATTCATCGTACTCGAATTCGCCTAATATTTCTTGGCAGATTCGAGCAGACTCCTGGATTACGAGGGTTGCTCGTTGACTCATCGGTTCAGGACAGAGAAACTTCTCCTGGCTCGCTGCGAAATCCAAAAAGGACTCGTTCGCAAGTTCGGTAAAAGGTCTATCCGTGGACCAGATTACGCGCTTATCAAAATTCAGCAATTGCTGGATCTTTTT